CTAACGCTTTTCTTTCAGCCTTGGACGGCATGAATAATATGGCTTGGAAAGACTTTGAGTTGACAGATGAGAAAATCAGACAAGAAATTGAACTGCTCAAAATCAAGATTGAGAGCAATCAAGACTCTAAGTCCGATACTACTCTCATGGAAGCTCTCTTAAATGCGGTAAAAGGTGGTGATGAGGTTGAAGATTGATTTTTCAAACAAACAACTCAACATCATTCGTAGACCGTTCAACTATGAGCTCGAGGTCAACGAGGGCACGCCTCGAAGTGGTAAGACAACCGCTGGTCATTTTAGGTATGCAAGATACTTGATTGAGTCACCAGACGAGAACCATCTTATAGCTGCATACAACCAAGAGCAAGCCTACCGTCTATTCATTGACGGTGACAGCACAGGTCTAATGCACATCTTCGATGGCAATTGTAAAATCAAGCATGATGAGCACGGAGACCACCTCTTAATTGATACGCCCAACGGAACCAAGCGTGTCTATTACAAAGGGGGCGGTAAAGCCAACAGTGTAGGTGCTATCACTGGTATGTCTTTAGGGTCAGTAGTCTTTTGTGAAATTAACCTGCTGAATATGGATTTTATCCAGGAAGCATTCAGAAGGACGTGGGCTGCTAAGCTCAGATACCATCTAGCTGACCTAAACCCTCCAGCACCACAACATCCAGTTATTAAGGATGTCTTTGACGTCCAAAATACACGCTGGACGCATTGGACCATGGATGACAATCCCATTCTGTCAGAAGAGCGTAAGCAATCTATTATTCAATCGCTGAAGAAGAATCCTTATCTCTACAAGAGAGACGTGCTTGGTCAGCGTGTCATGCCTCAGGGCGTTATTTACGGCCTATTCGACCTTGAAAAGAACATCAAGGATAACTTGGTAGGCGAACCTGTGGAAATGTATTTTAATGGCGATGGTGGGCAATCTGACGCCACCTCTATGTCTTGTAACATTGTGACTAAACACAGAGAGGACGGCAGAACATTTTTTAGGCTCAATCGTGTAGCTCATTACTATCATAGTGGTGCTGAGACTGGCCAAGTCAAAGCTATGTCTACCTATGCGGTCGAGCTTCGAGCGTTCATTCAGTGGTGTGTTAGCAAGTATCAAATGCGCTATACCGATGTCTGGATTGACCCAGCATGTAGATCCTTACGAGAGGAATTGCACAAGCTAGGGATTCAGACAAGAGGGGCTTTGAACAATGCCCATGATGTCAGCAGTAGAGCAAAGGGTATCGAGGTCGGGATTGAGCGTGGCCAGAATATCATCTCTTCAGGTCAGTTCTTGCTTATCAATCACCAAGAAGAAGAGTACGACCATTACTATTTCTTGAAAGAGATAGGGTTATATAGTCGAGATGATAACGGGCGACCGATTGACAAAGATAACCACGCAATGGACGAATTTAGATATAGTGTGAACGTATTCTATAAGCGTTACGCCAATTTTTAGCAACAAGGAGCCAGTAAATGGGCATTATACAATTTGTCAAAAATCTATTTAAGAGAGGACAGTACGCAATGACGACAGAAAGTCTAGCAAGTATCACAGACCATCCTAAAATTGCAGTGACAAGCGCAGAGTATCGAAGGATTAACGAAAACCTAAGATATTATCAAAGCAACGCTGGAAAGGTCACTTACACGAACACAGACGGCATGATGAAGCAGAGAGAAATGACTGTCTTGCCAATCGCTCGAACCGCTGCCAAGAAGATTGCAAGCCTGGTCTTTAACGAGCAGGCTTCGATTAAATTGGACGACAAGCAAGCAGATGAATTCATTCAAGAGACATTGAAGAATGACCGCTTTAACAAGAATTTTGAGCGCTATCTTGAGAGCTGTCTTGCCTTAGGTGGCCTTGCTATGAGGCCTTATGTAGATAATGGGCGAGTACGAGTGTCATTTGTCCAAGCGCCAGTCTTTCTACCGCTTCAGTCTAACACGCAAGACATTTCAAGCGCTGCAATCGTTACTAAAACAATTAAGGCTTCAGGTCAGAAGAATATCTACTACACGTTGATTGAGTTCCACGAGTGGTCAAGCGACGGAAAGTACATCATTTCTAACGAGTTATACAGGTCTGAGGACTCTGAGCAGGTCGGTGGACGTGTGCCTTTGGCCGAAGTCTACGAGGATTTAGAAGAACAAGTTGAACTTGACGGTCTAACAAGACCGCTTTTTTCATACCTAAAACCTCCTGGGATGAACAACAAGGACATCAATTCGCCTCTCGGTCTATCTATCTTCGATAATGCCAAGAGCACGATTGATTTCATTAATACGACCTATGACGAGTTCAAGTGGGAAGTCAAGATGGGACAACGCAGAGTAGCTGTTCCTGAAAATCTAACAGAAACCAGAATGGTTAATAAAGACGGGGACGTCCAGCTTGTCAAGCGTTTCGATACTGAGCAAAACGTCTACTTACGCTTATCTACCAATGATATGGACGGTGGAAGTATCACAGATCTCACAACAGCAATCCGAGCAGATGATTACATCAAGACCATTAACGAAGGCCTAGCGCTTTTTGAAATGCTTCTAGGTGTATCAGCTGGAATGTTTACGTTTGACGGCCAGAGCTTGAAAACTGCGACAGAGGTCGTTTCCGAAAACTCAGACACCTATCAGATGAGGAACAGTATTGTGAGTCTGGTCAAGCAATCCTTGAAAGAATTGATTATCTCAATCTGCGAGCTTGGGAGCCTTTATGGATTGTATGGCGGTCCAATTCCTCAAATGGAGAAGATTGCAATCAATCTCGACGATGGAGTATTCACTGACAAGAACAATGAGCTTGACTATTGGACCAAGGCTTTGGCCAGTGGTATTGTCAGCAAGGCTCACGCTATTCAGAAGGCTTTCAACATGTCAGAGCTTGACGCTAAGAAGATGATTCAAGCAATCAATCAGGAAACGATGGACACGGCTAACAGCCAGCGGACGCAAGAGGATATTGATATTTACGGAGAGTGATTAGATGTCAAAAAAAAGACCACCAATCCAGTTCAATGAAGAGGAACTGCTCTTTAAAGCTAGCAATGTCGCAGACATTTATCATCAGCTAGCCTTGGACTTGTTCGATAACGTTGTCGAACGAGTGACAGAACGTGGTACGGTCTATCTTGATAAGCAACCGTATATCTGGCAACTTGAGAAGATGCAACAGATGCACATGCTGAACGAGGACAACCTGAAACTAATCTCTAAATACTCTGGAGTCGCTGAAGAGCAATTACGTCACATTGTCGAGAATGAAGGCCTGAAGCTATACACAGACACGAAGCAACAGCTTTTAGAAGATTTAGGCCGTGGATCCGCAGGAAACAGCAATCACATTCAAGAAATTCTTGCTGATTATGCTAATCAAGCGGTCGGAGATATCCACAACTTAATCAATACGACGTTGCCAATGTCTGTAATTGGCGCATATAAAGGCATTGTGGAGCAATCTGTCGCTAGAGTTGTTACTGGCCTGTCTACAGCTGATAAGGCTATCTCTGACACGGTCATGCAGTGGCAAGAGAAAGGATTTCAAGGTTTTAAGGATAGAGCTGGACGTAACTGGAAGATTGACAATTACGCACGGACGGTTATCAAGACTACAACCTATCGAACTTATCGAGAAATGCGAACGAGACCGGCTGAAGAGCTGGGTATTGATACCTTTTATTTTTCAAAAAAGGCGTCAGCTCGCAAGTCGTGTGCGCCTTTGCAACATGAGATAGTAACGACTGGCCGGGCTAGAGTTGAACACGGCGAGAAGATTTTAGCTTTGTCAGATTATGGCTACGGCAGGCCTGAAGGGTGCCTTGGTATTAACTGCGGTCACATGCTAACTCCATTTATCCCAGGGGCTAATTACAAGCCAGATTTAGGCGAGGACGTTGAATCTGTTAGTCCAGAGCAAGCGATAGAGAATGCTAACGCAGAAGCTAAGCAGAGAGCTCTAGAACGGTCTATCAGAGCGAACAAGGAAAAACTTCACGTCGCTGAGAAACTAGGCGATAAAGAACTGATAGACAAGTACAAGAGTAAGATAGGCACCCAAAACGCTGCCTTGAAAGACTACATTGATAAGCACCCGTTCCTGAAAAGGGACGAGGCGAGGGAAAAATACGATGACAATCCTTATGAGCAGGCAAAAAAAGAGATGAAATCCAGAAAAAAACTTAAACAAAATTCTGGAATTGATTTCTCTAAACTAACAGATAAAGAAATCAACAATCTCGATTTTGAGGATCTTTTAAAATATTTTGACTGGGCAGCTAAACAAGATGCTTTAAAAGCGAAAGCAGAGCAAGCTGCTTTGCAAGCACGAGAGGATAACGTTCCTTTGGCACGACGTGATCTGGTAGATCGTTTAGAAAAGAGACTGAGAACGACAAATTTTATCGATGTCTTTGGAGAAGAAAATGCGCAAGGTCTTTTAAGAGAATTGCGGTTCTTCCCGAATGATGATTTTGTGCAATCTCTCTACGGTTCAATCGATAAATTATCTTTTGCTAAAGTAAAAGAAATGTCTTCTCATGTGTCTGGTACACAAGTTAATTTGGCAAAAGGCGATTTTATTTACAACAAGAAATTTAATCAGAAAGCACATTCAATCGTTCTTCATGAATTGACTCATGGCATCGATAATATCGCAACTTACTTCGGTGCTCCAGAATTGGGAGCTAAAGCATTTAGCAGTCAGTACGACTTGTACAATACCATAAAAAAAGATATGGACAATTATATTTTCGGGGATATGAAGCTCAAAAGAGGAGCGTCTATGGATGAGAAACGAGACTTCTTTAATCTTCGTCAAGCTAAAGTAAGAGATTTCAAATCAGAATTACTTGAACTAGCAAAGAAACTACACCCGGAAATTCGTCCCGAAGAAAATGCAGAGGTTGCCGCATTTGCATCAGATATGATGAGTTCTTTCAAAAGCGCGGAATATGGTTCTCAGCCTTTCAATCATTCGGATTCGTACTGGAAAGATAAAACACATCGAGGGATGGAATTTATTGCGGAATATACTCAAGCTCAAATGACCCCTGAAATAAAATCGTTTTATGACAAAGTTTTTCCGAATTCTGTTAAGATATATAATGAAATATTTAAAGATATTTCAAGATTGCAGCTAGAAGACAAAAAACCTTTAAAATGGTAAGGAGGTCAGGATGTTTTTT